TTATTAAATATATCGATTATTATTTGACAGGCACCACAATCTGAATGCGATACTATAACAGCTCTTTGTTTATTTTGATTAGTTCTAACAAACTCTACTGATTCTGCGTAATTTACCATAATTTTTTCCTATGTAATAATCTTTACCACGAAACAATGACAGAACCGTTTGTACCATCTGTACCATAATTACCAGCAAATCCGGCTCCTAGACCAGCACCCCCTGCAATACCAGTGGCACCTAGATTACCAGTGTTAGCATTACCTCCACTACCGCCAGCGCCACCCGATCCTGCATAATGGAAACCGCCATTACCGCCTCCACCTCCACCAGCTATGACTGTACCGCCTGAATAAACGTATGCGCTGGATCCACCGCCACCACCAGACCAACCACCAGTAGAGTTGAACGAGTTAGGACAGCCAGCACCACTACCATTTCCCCCACTAGTAAATCCAGCTCGACCTCTTCCTCTTCTTTGATTTAAATCACCATCAACGGCAAACCATGTAGCAGCATTACTACCACAATTTGTTATACCGGATCTACCACCTTCGCCACCTAGACCAACAGTAATGTTTACAACTTCACCACTATTAACAGGAACAGTACGAGTATCTCTAAACGAAGTTCCACCATTTTGGGCAGCACCAGTAGCACCACCACCGCCACCACCAGATCCTCCAGTCATGTTAATAGTTAGCTGACTTACACCTACAGGGACCGTAAATGTTCCATTTGCTGTAAAAATTTGAGTACCTGTTTCTGGATATATTCTAACCCAAGTATTGCCACGCTTTATGTAAAGATTGGGAATACGTTGCCATATACCTCCTCTTTTAACATACACATTTCTAGGAACAACCCACCTTCCTCTATTTTTTACATAAAGTTGAGGCATTTATTATAACTGATACCAAATATCGCCATCAGCACCTTGAGTGTTTACTGGAGCATTTGCTGAAATAGTACGAATACCAAACCCATTTGAATTTGAGCCAACTACTAATTCCACACCTCCAGGAAGTGTGACCAAAGAAATATCTGATCTTGTAGTTGGTGCTACTGCCGTCAACGGATTTAATTCTATGACAGGCCTAGATGAATTACCCATATAAACTCCTAAAAGAATTTATTATTATTTATCAGCAATAGCAATCTGAGTTGGTGGAACAATCAATCCAGAACCAAATGCTTTGTTGTATTCATTCTTTAAGTCATCAGCAGGATCTGTTAAAACAACAACCCACTTCTCATCTACTTTAATTTCTTTAGATTCTGCGTATGGGATCCAACGAGTTAGACCGATCGTAGCATTGTTATTTGATCCAGGTCTAATGTAAACTACACAAGGATTTTTGAGAACGAAGTTAAAAGGTTCTTCTTTAACTTCTGCAATGATATCTTCACCAGTTTGTAATCTTAATAATTTAATATTCATAATAACTCCAAAAAATGGCCGGCGTTACCACCGGCCTTATTAATATTTTATACTGCTTCTTTCTCAGTTAAAAGCTCTTTTTTAGAAGCTTTAATTGTTGGAATTCCTCCAATAGCAATTTTTTTAGGTTTCTTATGCTCTGGAACAATCCTTTCTAATTCAATTGTTAATAAACCATTACGTAACTCTGCATTCTTTACTTCCACTTCATCGTTCAAAGCAAAGGTGCGAGTAAAGTCTCGGTTAGCAATGCCGCGATGTACAAATTCTATATTATCGGCTGGAGCAATACTACCCTTAACTGTTAATTTATTTTCCGCATATTCAATGTCAATATCTTTTTCGTCAAATCCTGCAACTGCTAATTCAATAGCATAGTTTAGATCGCCGGTTTTTGTGATGTTGTATGGAGGATATCCAGTAGAATTGCGTGTTACTGCATTGGCTAATTCATTTAAATGTTCAATGTGATCATCAAAACCAACAAAGAATTTTTCAAAGTCCTTGAAACCTGGACCAAAGGTTAAGTGTGACAAAGCTGTCATATTTCTCTCCTTATATTAAGCGAGTAATTAAATTGGCTACCCCGAAGGCGTAACCAGGCAATTTAAAGTCTTGCCCAGGACTTATTTATTTATATTATTCTGGTGTAAGTGTTTCAGCTTCACCTACAGCTTTTAGTAAATCACCTTTTAATTTATCACGACTTTCATTTCTTTGATCTTCTGGAACTTGAGGAAGACTTTGTTCTCTCACTTTTTCAATCAAAGGAGCTACGGTTTCGTAAGGTAACTTAGCCAAAGCTAACAAAATTGCATTCACTTCATTGATAGATAAATCTAATTTAATCATCTTGTTGATCCTTATAAGAACGTTTTTTGCCAATATTATACTTAGTTTGAAGAATCCAGTCATTCTTTTCTTCAAAATTTAAAATCTTGATCTGGCTTAGTGGAGCCTGATCTTCGTATTTAGTTGGATTTATAATCGCTAATAAACCCCAATCTGCTAATAATTTAGCTATTGAATTCCGTCTTTGAATATCATTACGACTCAAGTCTGTATTCTTACCATCTAGTGCAAATAATTCTTTGAAATGCACAATAAAATAGTGCCCTTGCTTGTGCAAGATATGGCAACTTTGATAGAGAGTATTATCTCGACGTGATGCTACACCAATTCGTGTTAGCGTTTCGCGTACTTTTAGGAAGTCGTCAGGCTGTGCTAACTTCACTTCTAATGGGTAATACTCGAATGGTAAGTCCAGATTAAAAAAATCTGTGCTCATGTTGTTGTTCCACCTTTGTTCAATTTACTTTTTATAATTTCTATTTGCGAAGATGAGAGTAGAGGTAATACCTGGCGGGCTTTATCATTACTATAACCATAGTATTCTTTAATTAACTCTAACAATTCAATCTTTTCAGCTTTTAACCACTTGTTATATCTTTTTCGTGGCCTAATAGTATTTATAAAAAAGTGAAATTGGAGCAAAGGTGGAACGTGCGGTCTACTATTCATTTCATTTGCAAAAATGATAGTGTCGGCACCATAGCTTAGACCCTTATTTACAAGATAAGGGACATAATCCTTCTCATTTTCTTCTGTAATTAGAGAAGGATTGTGTTCGTTGATAGCGTTTAGAATGTCAAATGGACTTAGTTTTTGCCTCTTATAAGGTTCTACGACTACGTCATTCTTAGGTGGCATTCCAAGAAGCGGACCTAACATTAGTTAAACTCCGCTGTCGCCATGATTTCTGTTAGACAGGCTACCAAGTTTATTTCTTGATCCGCAACAAATGCGGCTTTGTATTGGTAATCTGCAATAAGTAAGATGAGTTGTGGTACTGTTTTTACTTCTTTTGATAGCTGGTCATAAAGGGTTCTAAAGATAGTCTTAGGATCGTTATCTATGTTATTAACAACCCACTGCCTCATCTTTTTAAAGTCTTTTTCTTTTAGAGCTATTGTTAGTTCTTTGATATTAACATCGTCTAAATGGATCAGGATACCTTCGTCAATGACGCCTGATACAGAATATCTTTGTAGCTCATTAATAATTCTTCTATAGTCTGGGAAGTGTCTTGATATTAACTTTGCTAAAGCCTTCTCATCAAACTTAATACCTTCAGATTCTAAGATCCTTTTAGTTTGAGAAAGAAACTCTGAAGCCACCTTAGGTTTATATGTAGAAGGAATTTTAAACTCAATCACGGTTGTTCGTGAGTGAAGTGGTGGAATGATTCTATTCTTATAGTTACATGTAAAAATGAATCTACAATTCTTTGCAAACTCTTCTATAAAGCCACGCAAGGCTGGTTGTGTAGAATTAGGATTAAGGTAATCAGCTTCGTCTAAGATAACAACTTTTGCTTTTCCATTAAAGCTGATAGTCGATGCAAAGCTCTTAATCTTAGTTCTTAAAACATCAATGCCAGATTCTTCTGATCCGTTGATAACAATATAATCGCAACCTAACTCTTCACAAAGCGCTCTTGCAACAGTCGTCTTACCTTGACCAGCACCACCTGCAAGAAGCATGTTAGGTATTTCACCTTTTGATAAAAGCTGCTTAAATGTTTGCTTTTGGTCTTCAGGTAAAATACATGCATCGATTGTTCTAGGTCTATATTTCTCAACCCATAAAAATTGATCGTTCATTAGACAATACTTTCTGGATCCAACGCTATAAAGTATTCTGGGATGCCTTCTTGTTGTGGATTAAAGTGTAGGAACTTTCTCTTACTTAATGTGACATTATATGTCTCAGGTAAGATTCTAAAAAGCTCTACATTAAGTTTAGCAACGAAGTTAAGGTTAGTAACACCAATCTTAATCTTTTGAGTCATATTCTTGTGTTCATCTGAGATAACAATTGACGCTTCATTGTCTTTAGCTTGGATCTCAATGAAAGGAGCTGCCGTAATGCCTACAGCTTTATTAATCATATGAATGTCTGCTGCTGATAGTGTGAATTGAAAGTGCGTATCTAATTCAATCGTCTTACCTTTCTCAGGTGCAAAAATTGTATCTCTTGCTGAGTAACGATATTCGAATGTTGATGATGCACCTAAGATCTTAAGACTTTGCTCACCAAACTCAATCTCATCATTTTCCATATAGGTTAAAATACCTAAGAGATTATTGAGATTGTGGATATTAACTTCTACAGGGAATGTTTCTTTAACTTTTACTTTAGCAAAGATATTTTGTCCAGATGTGATCGTAATAAGTTCGTCACCAGGATAAATCCGTAAGCTATCTGATATCTGAGCAAAGTTTTTTAATAGGGTTAGTGTTTCTTTACTTATTTTCATTCTTTTCTCCAATCGTTACTGACCAATATATCAGTCTATTATACACGGGATAAAGAAAATTAAATATCGGAAATCTAAACATTAATCGACTTAGGAAGTCACCCAATTCAAAACAGATCCATGATATAATTTTTTTCATTATTTTACCCACCTCCAACCTTGTTTAAGTTCTTTTTTTGTCCAGCCATCTTCTATCAGTCGTTTATCCCAATCCTTATACCAATCGATATTGTATACAAATTGACTAGGAAACTCTGGCTTCAATTCTTTGTAGCGCTTTCGCTTGAATATAGGTCTTAATTTAGTAAATGGATAGAACGGTGGAGTAATGTAAACTGTCTTCTTAAATTTCTTTAAAAATTGCGCTATCAATTTAAACATTCAAATCTCCACATATTTAAGGTTAAAAGAATCGTGCTGATACTCCCTTGGATATCCACGTGGGTTACATACAACTTGTGTTGTTCCAATCACATAATGAAACGATTCATGTGTATGGCCATGGACCCATAGTTTAAGATTGTCAGCCATTTCCATCATATAATCCAGAGAATTATGAAAAGCTCCATTTATAATGGTTTCGTGAAGAAACCTAGGATGGATACTTTGATGTGAAGGACTATGGTGTGTCACTACTATGACATCTTTATCCTTTGAATTACTAAGAACATTCTTAATGTAATCTCTACTCTTTGTATGTTCTCTAACTGATTGCTTTGTTGTAAATTTCATGTAATTGACACCATCAAAAAACTTAATAACTTTAAAGTCATTCATAAAAAACTCTGTAGCACTCAAAGTCTTATCGCACTCATTATTCATATCGGTCCAAAGTGTTCCACCAACAAAAACTTTGCCATCTATCTCTTTTGCTTCATTATCTAAGAGATAGACATTGTCTGGAAGTTCATTTTTGATAACTTTGGTCGTGTCGTTATAAAGATGATTGTAGTGTTCGTGATTACCAACTACATAGATGATATCTTTAAACTTTTCTGAAACATCCTTGAAAAAGGTTTCATACTTCTTAATGTGCTTAGCTAGACATATGTCGCCAGCTAGAATTAGAACATCAGCCTTTTCACTATTTTCTAAAGTCAAATCCTTAAACTCTAAATGTAAATCGGATGCAATAGCTATTTTCATTTTCTTTCCAAATAAAAAAAGCCCAGAT